TCACCTCTGCGCCCTGGCCGTGCTGGGCGAGGAAGGCCTCGAGGTCCGCCTTACGCCCGGAAAATTGCAGCGTCCGAAAGGCGTTGCCGGGGCGGCCGGGAAGTTTTGCCAGCGCCGTATCGAGTTGCCGGGCCAGAGTCGCGGTTTCCTTCGACGGCTTGCCGGCGCGAAGTTCCGCGTTCACGCGATGCCAGGAATTCCCGGTGTAATCAGCGATGGCATTCTTGTCCGTCTGGCTCAACGGCCTGCCGGATGCTCCGGTGTCCGTCCACTGGCCGATGTCGTCTCGCGGTTGATCAGGGTCGAAGAATGAGGCAACGGCCGGATCGGCCAACGAGGCCGTTGGCGGCTTCTTCTTCAATCCGAGGTCCGAAATCCCAAATCCCAAATTGGCCGCCGCTTGCGGCTGGAGGACCTCATCCCCCTCCTCCGGCGGCGGCACGTCGAACTGTTCGTAGAGGCACCACGCGGGGATCGCCAGGCCCATCTGCTGGAGCCGCTGGAGGACCTGCGACCGATTGTCCTGGTCTTCGCGGCCCCACCGGAAATAGAACTCCGGCGGATCGACGCCGGCGAAGTTCGCCGCCGTGAGGTCCGCCACCAGGTCGTCCTGGATCGCCGCCTCGAGGAAGACGCCGAACACCGCGCCCCAGGCGTCCGAGACCTTTCGATGCGTCTCCGTGGCGCGAAGCGCCCCGGTCTCCTGCCCCTCCAACATCTGGAGGACCGCCCCCTGGAGACCGACCACGATCTCCTTGTCGCACCTCGCCTGGAACGTCTCGAACGCCGATTCCGGCGCGACCGCCGCCTCGATGAGTTCGCACTGGAGGTCGGAGGGGACGGCGAAGCCGATGGAGTTTTCCAGCAGCGTAAGAAGCGACTGGGCCTTCTTGAGTCCGTCCGCCCCCTGGTCGGCCGGATAGGTGACCTTGCGGCGGCCCTTGGCGATCCACTCCAGGTACATCGCCCGGAACTTGAAGGCCGCGTCCTTGAGCCAAAAGGCCCGATACACCGCCCGGAACTCGGATGACCCGAGGGGGTTCTCGAAGACCGGGAGCCACGAGAGGACGATGAACTTCCGCCTGTCCCGTTCCTGCCAGACTCCGCTGACCTGTTGCCGCAGGCCGCGGACGTTCATAAACTCATCGCAGTCGAAGTCCCACGTATCGACATCCTTCGCCTTGAGGCCGGCGACGCCGATCAGGCCCGCCCACGGGCCGGACTCGATCACGGCGTAGTTCTTCTCGATGACCGCGAAGCCGTCGATGAGGGCCTGGGAGAGGTCGAAGATCAGTTTCGGGGCGCGGCCCTTGGGCTTTGAGAGGTTGTCCCGCGCGAACGCGGACGCCCGGACCCGCGGGTCCTTCTCGTCCGGCTTCGTCCGGCGGTCGTAGCCGGCGGCGCGGCATTCCCATTCCTGGATCATCGTCGGGAAGACGCGGTTGTAGAGGGCGGCCTTGGCGACCGGCTCGCGCATGATCTCGCGATAGACCGAGAGGCGGAGCGACTTGGACTTCAGGAGATCGTCCGCCCGGTAAGGCTTGATGCCCCACTTCGCCCACGCCGCCTCGACGAACGCGACGCCCGTCTCGACGGGCTTTTCATCCGCCGGGGCGAGCCAGTTGGCTATCGCCTTCGCCGCCCGCTTCGCCAGGTTGTCTTCCGTCTTCGCCATTTTTCCGCCGTCGTTTTAACGCAGAGGCCGCAGAGGACGCAGAGACGGCCTGTTTTGTTTTTGTAACCCAGTCTTCCCTTTTTTCTCCGCGGCCTCCGCGGTCTCCGCGTTGAAAATCGTTTTCGTTACCATCGGATGCCGCCGTCGCCCGCCGGCGCACCGACGAGAGCCGCCTCGCACGGCAGACCGGCATAACTTCCCTCGCGGATCGGGCCGCACTCGGCGCCGGCGTGGGCCGCCAGGGCCGCCAGACCCAGCGCCACGAACTCATCGCAGTGGCCGGCGGCGTCGCGGGCCAATTTGATCCGCGTCCCGCCGACGCCCTCGATCTTTCGCGGCTTGTGAAGTGCCTCGCGGACCGTGGCGTCGCCCGGCAACCGCAGGGTCCGATCCTCGCACATCGACTTGACGCGGGTGGACATCAGTACGAGGTTGGTCATATTGACCTGGACGGACTGAACGCGGAGCGCCCCGAACTGGAGAATCAGGTCCTCGGCCAGTTGCATCCCGATTCCGAACCCGTCGATGTTGGCCCGCACCACGGCGGCCCGTTTGTAGAGGCCGCAGATTCCCTCAAACTGGTGGCGGAATCTCATATTCGCGTAGGTGAGCACTTCGCGGGTCCAGAACACGTCGCCGACCTGTTCCAGATCCCACGTGACCGTAAGGTCGTGCGTCCGGCCGACGTCCGTGCCGGCGAAGTTCGGCCCGATCTTCGGCCGCAGGGGCGACCAGGCCAGGTCGGCCTGCCTGTCGGTGCAGGCGTCGATCATATCGTAGGAGAGGAGGGCGGCCGACGCCGCCGACGCCAGGCAGAGGTATTCCTGCTGGAACTCCTCCTCGGTCAGACATTCGTCGCGGCATTCCTGGCGGAACGCCGCTTTTTCTTCGACGCTGGCGGGGCGATCCAGCCGAAGGATTTTTTCGACCAGGCCCTCGGAGATCGCCGTGTCGAGCGAACAGAAGTGGTGAGACCAAAATGGGGACGCGGCCCCGGCCTCTTTCCGCGCCCGGTCGCACTGTTGCTGAAAGATCGACCCCTCGCCGTTGTGGGTCGAAATCATAATGAACTGGCCGCCCCACCTCGGGACTTTGGTCGCGGCGGCCCAGAGTTCCCGCGGGTGATCGTGAAATGCAAATTCGTCGATGATGGCGTTCCCCCCCTTGGAGCGCATCGCCTTGGGGTTGGAGGCCAGGGCGACGATCTTCGCGCCGTTGGGGAACCGCACCGTCTGGACCGATATGTAGTCATCCTCGACCTTCAGCCGCTCGGTCGCCGGCGCCGACACGGCGGCGATGTTGAAGATGTCCTTTACCCAAAACGCGACGTACTCGATGAATTCCTTGGCCGCCGTCTCGTCGGCCGAGGAAAACCACCAGTCCGTCTTCTGCCGCACTTTCGGCCGCTCGCACTGATCCATCACGTCCTCGACGGCCTTGTAGGAAGTCGCATAGGTGAAGCCGGTCCGCCGGCCCTTCTCGACGAGGATGTGCCGCGACTTGTCGTCGATGAGGCGGTTTTGGTATGGGAGAAAATACTGCCGCCGTTTTGTCTTGTTGAACGCGACCACGTTATTCCCCGAGGCCCAGGGCCTCCCGGACGGTTTCCACCACGCTCTTGCCTTCGACCTTCGCGTCCCCGATCGCCGCCGTGACCTTCCGGATCGCCTTCTCGGCGAACTCTTTCTGAAAGGCCAGTTTCAGCCGCTCGCGGGCGGCGGCCGAGAAGCCGAGGCCCGACAGGGCGTGCGAAACCTGCGACAGGATCGTCGCCCGCTTCGTGAGGTCCGGAACGTCTTCGTCCGCCAGTTCCCCGCCGGCCGCCCCGCCGAGGTCGATGAGGGCCTCGAAGAGCATCTGGACGGCCGTCTGTTCGGCCGCCTCGTTGAGTTCCGTCGCCGGCTTGCCCTGGAGACCCGCGACGATCGTCGCCGCGCCTTCACGCCAGGCCCGCAGCCGCTCAAGGTGGACCTGAAACCGCGAACCCCAGCGATGGACCGAGGACTTGCCGACCGAGTGCCCCTTCTCGGAGAGCCACGCGACGAGCGTCTCATAGGTCTCGCCCGCCTGAAACCGCCTCGCGAGTTCGTCGCGGATCTCCGGCGGCAAGGAATCCACCTTGTGATGCCGCCGTTCGATCCGCCGCGTTGGTTTGTCGCCCTTCGCCACTTCGTCCCTGCGTCCCTTCGTCCCTATTGTCGGTTGTCTTCCACGCCCGGATCGGGCGGAATGGTCTCGTCGAGGAGATCCACGCCGCGCGGCAGTATCCGCCAGTCTGCGTCTTTCACGTCGAACTTCGATTCCTGGCGGGCACGGTTCTCGATGTATTCCTTGCCCTTCGAGGCGAGGTACTGACATGCGGCCGACTGGTCGGCCATCGTGAGGCCGGGGGCGGACGCCGCGAGGACGGCGAAGAGGGACCGCTCGGTAAGCCAGCCCTCGTAGCGGTCGCCCTGGCACGCCGCGAGGACCCGGAGGATCGCCCGGCGCAGGCCCTTCGTCCGCTCGGTTTCCGCCTTGCTCATGCCGGCACCGCCCTTTTCTCCAGCAGCCCCTCGATCCGGGCCACGCCCTTTGCGAGCACGTCGGTCGTCCCGAACAGCCTCCCCAGGACCTCGCTAAGATGCTGGTGCACGGCGTCGCACGCCGCCCGCGGCATCCGCTCGTTGGCCACGTCCTCGCGGATCTTCCCGTCGCCGACCACGGCCTTGAGTTCGGCCTCATGGATCTGCTTCGTCAGGGCCTTGATCCCGTCCTGAATCTCGGCCCGGAGGAGTTCGATCTTCAGGTCGTTCTGGAGTATAAGTCGCCGGAGGAAAAAACCGACCACCCCCGCGACGACCGTGAAGACCGCCAGGAGGACGTTGGTGACCGTCGTCGCGTCGGGCATATTTTCCACTCCGCATTCCGAGTTCCGCGCTCCGCACTTGCTTCGCCGGGCCTTGGCCGGCGACCTGGGCGCCGGAGGTCGCCAAACGCCCGTTCGGTCGCCGGCCCGGCGAACTATTCACCTTCTGACATGGGTTGCGGCGGCGGGGAAAAAAGAAAAAGGGCCGACGCCGGTTTCCCGGTTTCGGCCCTCGATGGGGCTCTTTCTCGACCTCCGGCCCGACCCTGTTTCAGGTCTTTCCCTGTGCCGGGGAAGGCGGTATGGCGCTCACTGGCGCTCGAAGTTGTACTTCTACGCCGTCCATCTTATCGGCGAAACCGGCGGCGTCAAATGAAAACTTCGCCGCACGCGGGAAAAAATTGGCCTCGTGACACCGGCCGCAGACGATCTTGACCCGGCCCGACCCCTGGGCCAGGAGCCGCCCGCAACGGTAACACCGAAGATCCGCCATGCCGTTCCGCCCGTCGTTAAAAACGCCGTTCACGCGGAGACGCGGAGAACGCGGAGGAAAACCAAAGAGCCGTTTTTCTTTTCAACTCAGGCATCCGTTGTTTTCTCCGCGGCCTCCGCGGCTCCGCGTGAAGAATCACTCTGGTTTTTCCCGCCACTCGACCTTGTGGCCGGCGACCGCCAGGGTCGCCCGCTCCTCCGCCGTCCCGCCCTCGGCCCAGACCGGGCCGCGATCCAGCCGGACCGGCAGCAGCCGGTAGAGGTTCCGTCTCACCTTGACGGCCAGGGCGACCACGTCGGCCGGCCCGATCTCCACCACAACCGCCGTCCTCGGCCCATCGAACCCCGTGTCACCCCAGACGAGCATGGATCGCCTCCTCCCCCTTCTTGGCCCAGTACCGGGCCTTGACGCCGGCCAGTATCCGGCCGCGGTTGGCCCGGTAGTACGCCTTGCGGACCGCCAGGACCTCGTCGCGGCGTCGGAGATACCGAAGGCGCTGGGCGAGGCGCCTCTCGGCCAGCCATTTTGGGTTCGCACGGCGCCTGGCGTACCAGTTTCTCCAGTACGCCTTCCATCGATCCCGGTGCGCGTCCCGCCAGGCCCGGCTGTACGCGGATCGGCACGAGCGGCACCGCCGGCCCTCCCGCCGGAAGTCCGTCGCCGGGCGAAGTTCGCCGCACCGGCTGCACCGCGTCGGTTCGCCCGGGATATTCACGCCGTCGCCCCCGCCATGACGATCCGCGCCTGGGCGCGGTCCACCGCCTCACACGCCTGATCCGTCCGCCGCTTAGAGGTCCCCGCCGGTCCAGCGGCGTTCCACGCCAGGAGCGCCGTCAGGAGTTCCCGGAGGGGCGTCGATCGCGGGTCGGCGGCGGCCGCCATCTCGGCGATGGCCCGATCCAGCGTCGGCGTCGCCGGCGGCGGCTTCACGAGGACCCGGATCGTGTCGCCGCACTTCACGCACCGCCAGAGGTCTTGGCCCTTGATCCGGTGCTTTGCCGGCAGCTGGATTTTTCGCCGCTCGTGCCGGCACGGCTCCGCGAGGACCGGCCGCTTCGCCGGGTGCCCGATCCCCTTCGCGTCGAGTTGGTCGCACAGGATCTCTTTCATATCGACCTCCCTAAAAAGGCTCAGTTCCAGGCGGAGATGCGGAGTTCGCGGAGGGGCAAACGGCGGCCTATTTTGTTTGCGACTGAGGCGTCCGTTGTTTTTCTCCGCGCCCTCCGCGGCTCCGCGCGAGGATGCTTTTTGCGGCCTCTATCGCCGCCCGGACGTGCCGGCCGCTGAGGGTCCCGAGATCGACCGTCCGCCTGGGATCGAGTCGGGCGATCCT